ATGAAAAAAACAGGAATTGTGCTAGTTAGTGTAGTGACTGTTGGAGTTATGGTGACGGCAGGTGTAGTTTTGGCAGCTGATAATGGCAATCCATTTACAGGGTCTCCTCAAATTTGCCAGGTGGCAGGTCCGCCAGGGCAAATGGGCAATGGGCCGATGAGAATGGCTCAAACCATTGCTTCTCTTGCCAATAAGCCGGTAGAAGAAGTACTAAAAGCAAAGAAACCCGGTGTTTCCTGGTGGGAAGTAGCAGAGAAGTTTGGAGTTAATCTGGATCAGGTGTTTGAAAAGGGTTATACAGGCAACGGGTTTTGCAGAGCTTTAAACTATAATTGAGAAATTAAATTTGAGTCGAATTTGATTCGGCTCTTTTTTTCAAATACTATTGACATTACAATAGTATGGTGATAAAATTTTTTATGTCGCTCCGATAAAGAATGAAAAATTTAATAATATGCGGATGTGGCGGAATCGGCAGACGCGCTAGATTCAGGTTCTAGTGGTGGCAACACCGTGGGGGTTCAAGTCCCTTCATCCGCACCAGTATTATCAAGGGTTTCGGCGCATGAGCCGGAACCTTTTGTTTTTGGTTTCAAGGTCTTGGGGACATTTTGGGGACGAACGGGGGCAAGTGCTATTTTGTGTTCGCTGGATTCAACGCATTGAATTTTTCCGCCAATTCCCTGGATACCTTTTTTGTGACGTGAGCATAAATATCAGCAGTGGTTTGAAATTGTTTATGCCCAAGCCGTTCCTGGATGGCTTTCAGATGGGCGCCGGCTTCAATGAGCAGCGTGGCCGAGCTGTGTCGCAGGTCATGCAGCCGCACCTTACGCAACTTGTGGCGCTTCACAAACTCCCGCCACCAAGTGGTCGGGGTTGTATGATATAGCGGTTTGCCGGTTCCGGCGTGGAATACATATTCCCGATCTCCGCCTTCCCAAATGTCGTTATTTTTCCATCTTTGCCGTTTCCATGCCTTGTAGTAATGTTCAAGTTCGTTCATGTACCAATCCGGCATGTCGACGGTACGATCCACATCGTTTTTGGTTCCTTTCTCATGTGCTTTTCCTTTTTGGACAAGCGGGATGCTTTTCCGGATATGGATGCATTTCTCTTCAAAATCCACGTCATGCCACTCCAGCGCGATCAGCTCACCACGTCGAAAACCCCCGATCATGGATCCCAGGATGAACATTCGCCACATCTGCGGCTCTTTATACAGCTTTTTTATGACCTCTCGCGCTTCCTCTGCGGTGTATGGATTGATCTTCGTTTTTTCCTTCTTCGGTTTTGGTACCCCAACCATCGGATTTTCTTTGATCAGATTCCACTCTTTTGCCACATTGAAGACGTTGCGCAGCACATTGTAAATGTAAATGATTGTGTGGCTGGACAATTTCTCTCCGCGGCCGTCTTTGCGCGCGCCGGGCTTTTTTAGGTTATTCATGAGTGTGACCAGCTGGATCGTCTTGATGTCGGTGAGCTGTTTTCCCCCAAGTGCCGGAAGGATATGATTGTCCAAATGGTGCCGGTACGTCTTGGCCGTCAGCGGCGAAAGGTTGTCCGGGTCGGAGGCGTATTTTGACCACCACTCATTCTCTACAAATTGCCTCAGTGTCATCTTTTCTGGCTTAAAGTATTCTCCGGCCAGAACCTCTTGCTTGAATAGCGCCAGCTGATCCTCGAGGTATTCGCGCAACTTCTTCGTCGTCCGCAGTAATGCTTTGTCCTCGACCGTGATTGTTTTGCTCGGGCGATTGCGTGTACCGTCCGGATTGTATCCAAGATCAATTCGCAACCGCCAACTGTTTTCTCCACGTTTTTCAATGCTGCCTTTTGCCATTTAAATTCTCCTTTCATAAGAACATATGTTCTTGTTTTAGTGTACAATTAACCACCACGGGGTGGGAAAGCGCGAGTTATTCGAACGTTTCAACCACACCAAGCGGATCAAAGTAAATAATGTGCTTGTCCACGATTGTAAATGTGCCATATTTTTCGCGGTAACGGTTGATCGCAGCTTGCAGAAATTCTTCCGTAACTCCCAAATATTCGGCTAATTCATGTTGACCAGAGACGCGGGCATGGTGGGCTTGTACGATTTTGGAAAGCGGAACGAGTTTTTCATATGCCCACGCCCTGGCACGTTGTTCCTGCTTCCGGTTGCGCACGTCGGTTTGATCGATGATGATGCCGGCAGATGTATGGTGGTGACCGAGCTCTTCGGCGAGAATGCAGGCTTTTTCGACCCGAGTAGGTATGTGACGATTAATCCAGATGATTTGGTCCGCATACAAACCTTTGATCGTTGGTTTCAGCGGTTCTTCATAGATGTCGATCCCATGCTGTACCGCCTCTTGGGTGAGATCGTCGTAAAGAATGGCGTCACTCCTGTTGTTTCTGTTTCCTCTTCATCCGCACGAATTCCTTAAACCTCTCAATCTCCGCAAGCTCTTCCTCGGTCCATTCGTCGCCGTCGTGATGCGCGGCGAGGGTTTGGATGCCGTCTTCCCAACCCATAAGATACGCGGGAGTCACTTTCAAAGCCCTGGCAAGCGGCTCCAAAACCGAAAGAGGCATGTTTTCAATATCGTCGCTTTCATAGCGATATATGGTTGCGCGGTTTTTTCCAAGTATTTCAGCAAGTTGATCTACGGTCATTTTCAATTCCTTTCTTCTATTCCTAATGCGTTGTCCGATCGTCGACAAGGTCTTCTCACCTCCAACAGGTATGATAACATAACTGTCGCAAATATGCAACAGAATAAAGCTGATAAAATAAAATTTTTGCACTAAATGCGAATATTGTATTGACATTGAAATGAATCGGGTGTAGTATGGAGTTAGTCGCATAACATGCAACATATCGAAGGGAGGGGGAGTGGGTGAATATTAATAAGTTACGCGGTAAAATCGTTGAAAATGGATACACTGTCACTTCACTTGCGCCGAAAATCGGCATGGACCGCGCTACTTTCTACAGGAAAATGAAGGACCAGTCCTTCACTGTACGTGAAGCGGTGGTAATCAGCAAAGTTCTTGATTTGAACAGTGATGAAATCATGGCCATTTTTTTTACTCAGTTTGTCGCATGATATGCGAATTTTATTGAAAGTGAGGTGAAATCAAATGTCCAAACTCATCCTCAACCCGGAATACCGGCTATATGAGCGGGACGGCAAAGCATTCTGCAGCAGCCGGCAGGTGGCGGAGGAGTTCGGGAAAGAGCACTACAATGTGCTCCGCGACATCGAAAATCTCGATTGTAGCGCCGAATTTACTGCCCTCAATTTTGAGGTCAGTAAATACAAAGACCCGTCTGGCAAGTGGAACAAAGAATACCTCATGACCAAAGACGGATTCACCTTCCTGGTGATGGGGTACCGCGGCAAAAAGGCCGCCCGTTTCAAAGAAGCCTACATTCGGCGCTTCAACGAAATGGAAGCCTTCATCCGCTCCTTGCAAACGGCCAAGATGGAATTCCCGGCATTTACGGAAGCGATCATGGCGGCGCACGATGAACCGAAGCACTACCACTTCTCCAACGAGATCAACATGATCTATCGGATCGTGCTCGGCATGGATGCCAAAGCGTTCCGCGAGAAACTCGGGCTTCCGAAGGGCGAAGTCATCCGGCCGTACCTGACCGCCGAACAGATCCGCGCGATCGAGACACTGCAGCGAGCGGATATTGGGTTGATTGTGGCGGTTCCCGAATACGAAAAGCGAAAGCAAATGCTGGCGGAATATTACGGACGCTTGAAGCTGAAGCGGATTGCGTGAAAGCGAGGTAACGGTTAATGAGCGACAACATCAAAATCACGGACACGCCGGACGGCGGTGTCATCGTGGAAATGGACGGCGAGACCATTCGCTACAGCAAAGAAGAGATCGACGGGATGGAGCAGGATTACGTCGCAGCCATCCGACGGGCGCTGGAGAGGCAGTATGCAGAAAGCAAAATCACGCTGAACGAAATGCGGATCGCCTCGGGATTGGAGCCGATAGACGATCCGGCATTCGACCAGTTGATCAAAAAAGCGTGATCTGATAATCCGCGCATTTGCTTGGGTTGTTAACAAATACCAATGTTTCACAAGGCATATTCAATCCCTCGCATACGCCCGGAACGAGGTCCAGAAATTCCTCACAAGGGAGGGAAAACCCCAAATTTTCCTTCATGTAATGGAACATCTCTCTTGCATAGACGATATTAAATCTTTCTCCAAGAAACAACATGTTGTATTTTTTCATGTTTTTTTGCAAATCATCTTCATTTCTAATACTCATAGCTGAGTTCCTTAATTCAAGGAGAGTGTTTCTCAAAAGTTCAGATGCGCCCAACAGTATCACCCCCTTCCTCAGAACTAGTCTACCAGAATGGGGGAAAACGAGAAAGGAGGAACCTATGTCCCCCGAAAAAGCATTCGCCGCAATCATCGCGGACTTAAAAGAGCAGCTCAAAACCGAAATCCTGAAAGAGCTCCGTGCCGAGCTCGGCGCCGCTCCGAATCGGACGCTGACATTTGCTGAGGCCTGTGAGTATCTGCACATGAGCGAGTACACTCTGCGGCAGCTTATTCGGCAGAAACGCATTCCGCACCGGGTGTACGGAGCAGACGGTTCGAAAAACCCGAGGTATCTCTTTAGCAGCCGGCGCCTGGACCAGTGGATTCGGGAAGAAGAGGAAAGAAATTACATCCGGGAGGCTCAGACAGCAGACTAGGAGGTGACGCTCGTGACCACCGGTGAAATGGCTGCCTGGACGCGGCGCCTCAAAGACACCCTGGAAGGTCCGGCCGATGTCCGGCAGGAGCGATTGGAGAGGATGTTGGAAGATTTACAACAGACATACGGCATCCGCTTACAACTGGGGAACAAAAATTGCACCGTCATGCGCGGCTGGTTTGAACAGCGGTTGGCGATGACGGTGCAAGAATGGATGATTTGAAAAAGGAGGTGAACGAAAATACTCAACGATCACATCAAGCGTACAACTCGTGAAATCGCTGCATTTCTTGAAAACTGTACGATCGACATGCTCATTGTCGACGGCGACAGTGTATCACTCGAAGCGAAAAGCGGCGGAATCCTGCTAGATGAAACATATGTCATTGAAGTTTTTGCGGGTGGAAAATATCCGATCACATATGAACAAGCTCGAAACACCATGTCTAGCGACGGCTGGCCGTTGTATGCCGGGTTAGAAGCGCGTGTGAAAGGGGGGTGATGAGGTATGACAGTTGGGGAAATGCTTCAATACACGAATCGGTTGAAAGAAATCATCCATTCAAACGCACCGAAGTTAGTCAAAGATCGCAGGCTTGCCAACCTGATGACCGATCTTGAGCAAGCCTACGCCATTCCTTCTATGCGAAATGAAAATTTTGAAAAAGAAAATCCGTTTCTGATGCAGTTGTATAGAACTGTGTCGGAAGCGAGAAGTATTTGAGGAGGTGGTGAAAGTAGCACATTCAAAACTTAGAGCCAGCGAAGAGTTGATCACCTTGAGTAAAGAGGTGATGAAAGAAATTGAAAAGCTGAGAAGCTCAAAGGATGACGACGACTTTGAAGCTGGATACAAAAAAGGTGCAAGAGATTACCTTTTCAAGGTAAACGATATGATCTGCAGTCGCTTAGAAAAACTTTTTTCCGAAGAGGAAAACAAAAAAGACACGTCTGCAACACGTGTCTACGATTAAACAAAAAATACTATAAGCCGATTATAACACATTTTTTCAGTCGGCTTCAATGGAGGGAGATTTATGAAAAGAATTAGATTGTTAGAATTAACGCTCGAAAATTTTAAAGGCGTTAAAAAGTTTTCTTTACAGGCTAACGGTGAAGATGTTCGAATTTTTGGTGACAACGCTACTGGTAAGACAACATTGTTCGACGGCTTTGTTTGGTTGTTATTCGACAAGGATTCAAGCAATCGTAAAGATTTTTCAATTAAAACACTTGATGCTGCAGGTAAAACGATCAGCGGTTTAGAGCATACAGTCGAAGGTAAATTCGATGTCGATGGAAAGATTATTACCTTGAAAAAGGTTTACTACGAAAAGTGGACGAAGAAGCGAGGTTCTGCAACAGCGGAATTTACTGGCCATACAACGGACTACTTCATCGATGGAGTTCCGTCGAAGAAAAAGGAATATGAACAGCTTATTTCAGAGCTGATTGACGAAGATATTTTCAAGTTGTTAACGAATCCTGCGTACTTCAACAAACAATTAAAATGGCAAGATCGCCGAAAAGTGTTGTTGGAAGTGGCTGGCGACGTTACTGACGATGAAGTCATTGCATCTAATAGCAATTTATCTAAATTACCTGACATACTGCAGGGCAGAACTATCGAAAATCATAGAAAAATAGTTGCTGCTCGACGCCGTGAAATAAACGATGAACTTGAAAAAATACCTGTTCGGATTGCTGAGGTAAAAAGAAACATTCCAAATGTAGATGGACTTGATAAAGCAGCACTCGAGGCAAAAATTTCGGAACTCAATAAAAGAATCGATGAAAAACAAGACTGCATTTCTGGAATTCGCAATGGTCAAGCCGTTGCACAAAAACAAAAGGAAATTCAAGAAGTCGAAATTGAGCTACTTAAAATTAAACAAGCTCACGAATCGGGTGCTCAGGATGAATTGTATAGAGTGAAAGCTCGATTACAAGAAGAGCAATCGAATATTTCAATCCTTAGTCGTGAATTAGAAAATATTCAGCAGCAAATTAAATTCAATAACGACAATATACAACAAATTGAAAATCATTTAGTCCAACTCCGCCAAGAGTGGATGGAAGTTAACAATATGCAGTTTACCCATAATGATGAATGCGAATGTCCAACATGTGGACAGGCACTACCAGAAGAGCAAGTTGAAGCTGCACGAGAAAAAGCGCTATCCCAATTTAATTTAGAAAAGTCTAAACGACTTGAGGAAATTGATGCAAAGGGGCAACATGGGGCGGCTCGCAAGAAAGAATTTGCTGAACAGAACCTACAGCTTGAATCTAAAACAGTTTCCATCAAAAAACAGATTGAAGACAAGCAAGTTACAACTGACAGATTAAAAGCACACTTGGAGCAGCTGGAAAGTCAGGTAGTGGACATTACAGAAAACAAGCAATATGTCGCTAAGCTCCAGGAGAAACAAAAATTAATTGATGAATTGAACAAAATCAAAATGTCCGCTGACCAATCTATCCAGGAAATCCAGATGGAAATCATTGAGCTGAAAACAGAAAGAGATCGTCTCCAAATGGAATTAGGACAATTCGCTGTGGTAGACCAGTCGCAAGCTCGGATTCAAGAGTTGCAGCAACAAGAGCGAGAGTTGGCTGCTGAATTCGAAAGACTGGAGCAAGAACTATATCTCACAGAAGAGTTTATTCGCACCAAAGTGGATTTACTCGAAGAAAAAATCAATAGCAAGTTCAAGTTCGCTCGATTCAAATTGTTCGAAACACAAATTAACGGCGGACTGCAAGAGGTGTGCGAGACGCTTTATGACGGTGTTCCTTACAACAGCGGTCTGAACAATGCAGCCAAGATTAATGTGGGCTTAGACATAATCAATACACTTTCTGAACATTACGGATTTAGAGCACCAATTTTTATCGACAATGCAGAAGCTGTTACAAAACTAATTGATATTGATTCACAAGTTATTAGTCTTGTCGTTAGCGAAAAGGACAAGCAGTTACGAGTAGAAATTAAAGAAAACAAAGAAAGTGTGGTTGCTTAAATGGCTTATTTAACTGAAGAATCAAGTTACGAAGATTTAAAAGAACACCTTTTATTTCACATGGAGCAAGCTGATGATCGTAAAGCAAAGATAAACCCATCAATCACAAAAGAAGATGTTTGGAACATTCTCATGGGTGCAGCAATGGAAGAAAGTATCAGAGTTCGAAAAATTAGTATGAACCACGCAATAAAAGAATTTGGAAGTTATTACGAGAGTTCAGAGGAGGTTATTTAATGAGTAATCAAAACCAATTGGCTTTAGTAAAAAAAGACACTGTAGATGTTGTGGCAAACAAGGTTCGTGAATTCCAAGAGCGCGGGGAATTACATTTCCCCGCATGGTACTCTCCAGAAAACGCAATGAAGAGTGCATGGTTGATTTTACAGAATACATTAGACAGAAATAAAAGGCCTGCATTGGAAGTTTGTACAAGAGACAGTATAGCAAATGCATTGTTGGATATGGTTGTTCAAGGATTAAATCCTCAAAAAAAGCAAGGATATTTCATAGTCTACGGAAATCAGCTTGTATTCCAACGTTCATATTTCGGAACAATGGCGGTAACTAAACGAGTGACAGGAGCTAAGTCAATCGATGCAGCTGTAATTTATGAAGGTGACGAAGTGGATTACGAAATTCACAACGGTCGAATTGTGAACCTAACACATAAACAAAAGTTCGGAAATATTGATAAAGACAAAATTATTGGTGCATATGCCACGATCGTTTTCGACCAAGATAATGTTTATCACGAAATTATGACAATCACTGAAATAAGACAAGCCTGGAAGAAATCGCAAATGTGGGGCAAAGACCAGGAAGTCGAACGAAAAGGAAGTACGCATGATGAATTCAGGCAAGAAATGGCCAAGAAAACAGTAATCAACCGAGCGTGCAAAAAGTTCTTAAACTCAAGCGATGATGGAAGTCTAATTATGAAACATATCAATCGTGCGGATGAAATTGCTGCAGAAGCTGAGCTTGAAGAAGAAATTCAACAAAATGCAAACTCGGAAATTATTGATGCTGAATATGAAGTAGCGGAAGAACTGAAGCGGATCGGCGACGGTGGAGCTGGAGCAAGAGAGTTTTCGCAAGGGCAACAAGAGCAGGTGCAACAAACTCAACAAGTTCAGCAACACCAAAACTTTGAACCAACTGGAACAGCGGGGCCTGGATGGTGATTAAGATACACTCATTAGCTTCTGGTAGTTCGGGGAACTGCTACCATATCACAGATGGTAGCACCCCCTTGCTACTTGAATGTGGAATACCGTTTCGGGAAATTCAGAAAGGTGTTGGTTTTAGAACTTCCGAGATTGCTGCCTGTCTTATAAGCCATGAACACAAGGACCATTGCAAGTCAATTAAAGATGTGGTCAAAGCGGGGATCGATTGCTATATGTCATCAGGAACAGCTGATGCAATAAATCTCCAGCATCATCGAATTAAACGTGTAAAAGCTAAGGAACGAATCAAAATCGGCACGTGGGACATTCTACCTTTCGATGTTCAGCACGATGTCAGTGAACCTTATGGCTTTCTATTGATGAACAAAAACGGAAAGAAAGTTTTGTTTGCTACGGATACTTATTACATCAGGTATAAGTTCACTGGTCTCACCCACATCATGGTTGAGTGCAACTATTCTATGAAAATACTTAATGAAAATATCGCATCTGGAAGAGTTCCAAAACTGATGAAAAAGCGCCTTATGCGTTCGCACTTTAGTTTAGAGAATGTCAAAGATTTTTTGAAAGCAAATGATTTATCAAAAGTAGAGGAAATTTGGTTGCTGCACTTATCAGACAACAACAGCGATGAAGATTTGTTCAAGCGAGAGATCCAGGCGTTAACAGGAAAATTGGTTATCGTCCCATAAAGGTGGTGAGGACCATGAGTGGATGGATAAAAATTCATAGGAAAGTCGCACAGCATGAAATATGGAATGATGTCACTACTTTTCGTTTATTCATGTTTTTGATTATCAATGCTGCTCATCAAGATGTAACGGTGAGCGGAATCAAATTGAAGAGGGGCCAATACTTGCGATCATATTCTAAGTTGGCGGAAGACCTTTCATACAAAGAAGGTAGAGGTCTGAAAAAAGTCTCAAAAAACACAATTTATAAATCTGTTAAGAAATTGATTGATAACAATATGGTTACCGTTCGGGAGACTGAACTAGGAACAGTATTCACTATTGTCAAATACGAGCAATATCAAGGGTTTGACGATAGTGTAGATAGTGAAGTGGGAACGGATAAGAGAACGAACGGTGAACGAACGGTGAACGAAGTGGGAACGAACGGTGAACTAAAACAAGAATTAAAGAATGAGAAGAATGAAAAGAATTATATAAAAAAGACTAACGTCGAAGATTCAAAGAAATCTCCAAAAAACATTAGTTCAACAGAAGATGTTCAATCTTTTGTTGATTCAAGAATCAACGAGTTGCCTTCTGGTGTTTCAAGAAAAATTTTAATCAAATACTTTGATTGCATACGCATGACCAGAAGTACATGCAGAATCTCTGAAAATATTTTAAATACCTTAGTTGAAAAAATTAGTAAGTATAGTCCAGATCAAATCAATTATGCTCTCTGGCTTCACTTCGAGCAACACGACGACAAAAAAGAAAACTACACGTTAGGCATCCTAAGAAACACAAAAGAGCACGAGGCGCGGAGAGGGTTAATGATTCTCAAAAACAAAGGTGGTGGATTAATTGCAATCAATCAACCAATTGTTACAGAAGGGTCTCAATACGACTATGGATTCTGACATGAAAGTAGTCGGGGAGTATGTGTGCGAATGCTGCGGAAACAAAGTACAAATTATACGCATGAAGATGCTGTTAGGTCCGGACAAGGGTAAATACTTTGAAACACAAAAAGGTTGCGATTGCGAGGTTTTAGGGATTATCAAAGCACAACAAGAGGAAGCAAAAAAAGCGCGTTTAGCAAAAATCTTTGAAGAAAACAGCTTGATCAATCCAGCTTTACAAAAAGCGACTTTCGAAAACTTTGAACCTGGTGAATTTAAAGAAGCTTACGATAAGGCAAAACAATATGTTGAGGAATTCGATATCAATAAACCGAAAAACTTGCTGTTCACTGGTTCGTTTGGTACTGGGAAAAGTCATCTGTCTGTATCAATTGCGAAAGCTTTGACACAAAAGGGGTATACGGCAATATTCATTTCAACACCAAAGCTTTTGACCAAAATCAGAAATACGTACAACCAGCAATCTGAACTTACAGAAGAAGATATATTGAGAGCGCTACGAGAAGCGGACCTTGTCGTATTCGATGATATTGGAGCTGAAGGCGAAATCACTGGATGGGGAATGCAAAAGATTTTCGAAGTAATTGACAGTAGAGCTGGAAAACACAATATCTTTACAACCAACTTAACTTCAAATGAGCTGTCTGCATCTAAAGATTTGCAACGTATTTTCTCTCGGATGATGATGAACGCCGAGCCAGTCATCATGAATGGAACGGATTACCGCAGAAAACAATTTTTGAAAGGAGTTAAGGAACGTGATCAATAGAGTTGTTCTGGTCGGGAGACTGACCAGAGATCCAGAGCTCAGATATACGCCAAATGGAACGGCCGTTACAACTTTCACATTAGCGGTCAATCGAAACTTCAAAAACGCTAACGGTGAACAACAAGCAGATTTTATCAATTGCGTAGTTTGGCGCAAGGCAGCGGAAAACGTTGCTAATTACTTGAGGAAAGGTAGTTTAGCAGGAGTGGATGGCCGCATTCAAACAAGAACATATGACAACAACGAGGGTCGCCGTGTTTACGTAACGGAAGTCGTCGCAGAAAGTGTTCAGTTTTAGACACAAGACGGGATGGACCGCAGGGCGGTTCAAGTGGCACGCAATCTAGCAATCAATCAAACTATCAGCAAAATGATCCATTCGTAAATGACGGAAATCCGATAGATATAAATGACGATAACCTTCCGTTTTAGGAGTGTATAACATGAAAAACAAAATTAAATTCACTGTATTAGGAGAACCAGTTGCTCAGGGACGTCCTCGAGCAACGACGATAAACGGTCAAGTGAGGATGTACGATCCGAAAAAGTCTAGTGACTTTAAAAAATATGTTCGCTTGGTTGCATCTAAGTACGCACCGAGTAAATTGCTGGAAGGGCCGTTAAGCATGACGGTAATTGTTTATCGTCCTTCACTTAAATCTTTCAGCAAAAAGAAAGCACGTGAGGCTGAGGATGGTCTGCTGAGACCAATCACGAAGCCAGACGTCGACAACTATGTTAAGGGCATCAAAGACGCATTGAAACAAGTCATCTGGAAAGATGACAGCCAAGTGGTTGACTTGCAAGTTTCAAAGTATTACAGCCAGAAACCTAGAATTGAAGTAGAAATTGAAGCTCTGGAAGATCAACAGCATCAACAATTATTTAGCTGTTAAGGAGTGAAAGTTTATGTCTTATGCAAATTTCAAAGCGTTAGTTAAGAAAATCAACCTTAAGCCGAACGGCATACAAGAAATTGTTCTCGAGGCGTCTGGCGATGAACTTCGTGGACAATTAGAAAACTTAGCTCGAATGATTGATCATCATACTCAAATTGAAATCGAGTCAACGATTGTTAATTATAACGTGCAGATAAACTCAGCCACTAAGGAGCCGCTAGTTGAATACACAGTTGATCAGAATGGTGTTGTGCAAGAAGTTAAATATCCAAAGCAACTCGAGTTACCAGGAATGCCAGAAGCGAAAATTGAAACGGAAGACGAATTGAAGTCAATCGATAGAGAGGTAGTGGATCAGTTTATATTAACAGGCATGGCCCCGACATTTGATGACCTACCGAAAAACATCGATGAAATTGCAAAAAGACGGATTGAAGGTGATTCCTATATCACTCTAGCGAACAAGTTGGAAACAAGCTCTGGCAAAGTTGTCGAGTTGATTGACGAATATAGACGTCGCATCGCTCCATTAGCTCAAAAATGGTGGGAGTGGAAAAAGGAGCGAGAAGAAAGCGATGAAGATGATAACAAAGAAAAAGGCGAAGGTGCAGCATAATGCAAGTGGTTATCGTTGATGAAAGGCCCGACTGGATGAAAGAGGAAGACAGACTAATGACGTGCATGAGTCGCTGCAATTTGTGGCGACACTGCTCGTCAAGAGTCGGTTATGATTGCAAACATTTCGGCGGTGTAACGATACCAAAAATTAGGAAAAGACAATCGCGAAAGGGGGATTCATTTTGAACGAGCTACAAAAAATCGGAAAGGGAGACTGGATAACAATCCCGTCAAGTATAGGGTTGGAGGACAAAATCGGATTTGTGATTGATGTGGTCAGAAACAGTGTTTTTTATCAGGTGGTAAAAGATGGCCAAGCCAGAGAAACGAATATCATCGCGTTAAGTAAAGTCAAAAAGTTGGACGTTGAAATAACAGAAGAGGGGTTGCTACAGCTGATAGATTTAGCGCTGGCTTTAGGTGACAAAGATTGGTTTGGGGAATTAACAAATAAGCTGAATTCCATTAAAGGTGTATCTGTTTAATCAAATTTAGTATGAAAGGGTGGATAAAAATGAAAAACACTTTGGGAGATTTGAATAATCACTTATTCGCTCAACTTGAACGGTTGAGCGATGAGGAAATCAAGGGCGATGATCGCTGAGATTGTGAGAGAGGAGTTGGTACGAAATGAGTTCCAAAATTCCAGTTGCGGTATACGTTTGTGATGAGTGTGGAGAACTTTTCATCGTAGGGCGTGAAGTTGAGCCGACGAAATGCTCAGTGTGTGGCTCGGAAGCATGGGAATGGTCCCATGATGGATATTTGGTAGAACAAGAAGTGCCGAGAAAGGAGGAGGCGAATTGATGAAAGTCGCAATCGCGCCCCAGGATGTACGATTACCGAGTGACGTTTCAAAAGACATCGCAGTAAATTCCGAGGTTAAAGTTTACAAGATGTCTCCAGAGGAGATTCGGGCGAAATACGGCCCGCCGTTGACGGAGCTGATACCGAAAGAGGCCCTGTTCAATCTTAGAAAGCAGGGATTAACCACTAAACAGATTGCGGCCCGTTTGAATCTCGAATCGGATCAAGTGAAAGCCCTTATTGATTACCACAGCGGCGTGAAGGTTGAGAATTTCAGTTCTCAAGAAAAGGAGGTCAAAAAAGTGGAAATCAAAACCGATGAGGCGCTTACGAAAGAGCGCTACCTTGAGCTAAAAGAACAAGGTGTGAGCGATATTAAGATAGTGCAGGCATTCAAGCTCACGACAAAGAAATTGGTTAGGCAAAAACGGGAATGGGGTTTGAATGGATATCGACTGCCGCTAGCAAAGAAAGGAAGCACAAAACAAGCGAGCGAGGAGCCAGCGGAGCGAGCCGTTTCGAGCAGGAATGAAGCGGGAGCAATATAGAAAATATCTTGTTCAGTGAACAGTAGAGCCAAAATGCGAAGGAGGGAAAAGATGAGCGCAACTAACCGAGGGGCAGTGAGGCGGGAGCGTGATTATTATCCGACACCGGAGTGGTGTACGGAGGCGATTGTGAGGCGGCTGAAGTGGCCGGACAATCCAGCCATCTTGGAGCCATGCCGGGGTGATGGGGCAATTGTTCGGGTATTGGAACGGTATGGCTTTGAAAATATCGAGTGGGCTGAGATTGCAGACGGGCGGGATTTCTTGATTTGGGACTTTGGTCGTCGGTTTGATTTTGTGATTACCAATCCGCCGTTCAGCCTTGCGCAAGAGTTCGTAGACCGGAGCTTGGATCTCGCCGACTGTGTGGCGATGCTGTTGCCCTTGTCGTTCCTGGCGTCAAAGCGCCGCCTGGATTGGTGGCGGAATGGCCGGGGACCGACGGCGTTGCACGTGTTGAGCAGGCGTCCGAGTTTTACCGGGGATAACCGGACCGACGCAACGGATTATGCGTGGTTTGTTTGGGATAGGACGGGACGGCAGGATGCCGGGATCTTTTGGTTGTGAAGGCAAGCGGTTATGTGCGGAGTGTGAGGCACAGGTTGCCGTGAGAGGGGAGGGGGGGCAAGAACATGAAGCTGAAAAGAGCGACATACAGACACATAGAAGCGGAAATATACAGCTATTGCGACACAGTGAAAGTTATAGAGGGGTTGCGGCGGGACATAATTCTTGCCAGTGGCAGGCAGGAGGTATATGGAACCGTTGTTGGTGGCAGATTCGCAGGCACAAGCATAGTTGAGCGCCGGGCAACGAAGCTGGCCGACAACCTGCTCCTCCGGGAGATGGAACGCATTACTAGGGCCATCGAGGACACCTATGCCCGGACGAAGGATGTGGCCCGGCGGGTCATATGGGTGAAATACGGCCTGGCAATTGGCTGGGAACCGCCGGCGGAGCTTGTAGCGCGGATGGAGGGACGGAATAGGTTTGATATGTCGCCGGATGACATGGCAGAGGTGCTGAACGTGGACAGGGCGACGTTTCATAGGTATTGGTCGGGATTCGTTTATGGAGTAGCTGAAAGGTTGGGATGGTATTGAGGGGTGGTATTAATATGACTATCGAAAAAGAAGGGGTAAACAACTTTGATGGTGGTTTACAAAGCAGTTAAAAGCAATTGCAGCAGAAATGGGAATTGTTTTGGAGGAAAGCGAAGGTGAGGAAGAATGAAAAGACTTGAAAAAGCAATAGCGTATTTTGAAGATGCCATAAGAGAAAGTGACGAAATCATAGCGGAGTGTAGCGAAGAACTGCAAGAGGAACTGACAGAGCAGAAAGAGCATTTTGTCGTGGCATTGGATGCTATGTGGAGAAATATACCTGCGCCAGTTGTAAAGGCTGGTATATATGGGGTAGGCGAATCTTGCCCGTATTGTAAAAGTGAGGTAAAAGGGATGTATTTCTACTGTACGGTGTGCGGGCAAAAGTTAGATTGGGAAAGTGAGGTCGAACACGATGCCGTGTTGCGAAGATTGTCCATGTGTTAACTATTGTGACGGCTCGCAATATTTTTAAAGAAATAGGAGTGTTGTCCAAATGAAACCGGGATGCGGAAAGTGTTTTAAAGTCGCTGAAAAGAACGGTAACGAGTATATCTGTCCATCATGCGGAGATGTGGTTGCACAAATTCCGACGACGTTGAGCATTGAAGAACAAAACGAACTGCTGAAAAAAGTGGCTGAATCTTACGTGCGAATCATCAATGATCTGGAAGAGGATTGCGAAAGGTATTTTGATCAACGAAATAGACTGATCGAGTGCCTGCGGTTTTACGAACGTTTGGCACGCGGCAGAGAGGTTAACGACGGAGGGCGCAGGGCGAGAACATTATTGGCAGAAATCGGGGTGACGGTGGAGTGACACCACAAGAGATTATAGAGCATTGTGACCGGCAGATTGAACTTGCAGGTGATACGGCATCAGTGGGATTCCGCATTCCGGGTCGTTGGGGGAAAACGAATACCCGGCGGCTATGGAAAGGCGGCCCGATCGGCAAGATCGTCAATGACTTCGGGGACGGGACGATATATGTCATGTTTTCGGCGGTGGAAGTTAAAAAGGCGGTTCAAAAGATTTTGGACGAATCCACCGTCTACGGCAACGACTGCCGCAGCGGAAAATGTGAGATGTGAAAGTTTACGCTGGCGAGGGATTGGTCCAGGTGCTTTTTCTTCCGGGGCGAACGGCCGGAGAAGACATACGTCGCCAAGGGCGGGGCGTTATCAAGGGCAAACGGGGATCACGTTGTCGCGGTGAACAGTAGACCAATGATGTACAGGAGTGATGAAGTTGCTTGGTAAGGAACGTTTTCTCCAAAAAAGAAAGGAACTTGAATTGCTTGATGCGTTCGAAAGGTTTTCCCTTTACTATGACCCCAAAGATAAATCTTTATGGGTATGGGATGGTAAAAATTTCGTTGGTATAAGCGCTGAAGACTTTTACAAAGATTTGATGATGTACATTCCGTAGAAATTGCGCAGCAGCGAACTGACTGGGAGAGGTGAGCGATGCAGATAATTAAACTGAAGCCGGGCACATTCAAACATGTTGAGTCTGAGCTGTACGGATTCCACGACACAAAGAAAGAACTGATGCGGTTGAAGAACGACATCCTCCATGCCAGCCGCCCGCCGGGCATGACCGGCGGCTAAAGACCGGGTACGCAAAAGTCATGATCGGTCGCCAACCGCGCCACCTGGACGACCATCGCCCGGGCGTGGTGGTGGCCATGGGGGAATGGATATGGAACAAGTGAGAAATTGGGTAGGCAAAAAGGTTGTTTGTGTCGATCCTGAACGCGAATCCAGCCCGACCAGACGGAAACTGCTGAAAATTGGCCAAGTGTACGAAGTGGAAGATGTTTCGGTCGGCAATTATTGTGCCTGTATTCGACTGAAAGGGATGCCGAAGACAGTTTACTCAGAGTATGCAAGGCGGGACGTGCCGGTGTGCTTTGATTGGCGGGCGTTCCAACTGGTAAAGGAGGGGGATAAACGTGGAAAAAGCAAATAGTGACGTCGTGATAAGTTTTGATCCAACGATCAACTTGTCAAAGAAGTGCACGAAAACGCAAAAGAAAAAAGATGGTGGGATGAGGAACGGTCATTCGGTGATATCGTTGCCCTCACGAGGAACTCGCATCATCAGCGCGTTCCCGGAAAAAATGGGTATTAAGGGGGATAATACATGTATTTTGTTCATTTTAAATCAGTAATCGGATATAACCTTTGCAAATTCAACACATTGGATGAAGCGAAGTTGTTCGTAGCTGAGTTAGCTGCAAAAGGTGTTCAAGAATTCTACTTATCACAGGAAATACCTGTGAAAGTGAAGGTTGAGGTCGAGTTATAAGATGGCCAACCGAACTGTTATTTACCGAAAACCTGAAAAAAATACCGTGGAAATAGATTTAAGCATAAATGGCACGTATGTTGTTTCGAATGGTGAAGTGACGCCATTACAAATGCCTCCATCTGGTTACGGCAGGCACGAGATCCAATGGCTTGGTGGAAAAATGACTGTTGCGAGTAATACGGAAACTGTGAAACCTTGCAATAACACGAAGGAGTGATTGTTAATGGCATGTGTCTTTTGCGGCCAAAGTGGTTATGATGGTGCGATCGATAATTTTGGAGATTACATTTGTGTAGATTGCTGGGCTAGTGGAAAAGCTCGATCCAGCGGTCGTGTGGCAAAGATATTCGTTCCTGCTGATGTTCCTTATCAAGTTGAAACGGCTACACCTGAAATTGGTGACGATGGCGTACCTGGAAGAGATGATTTCGGAAACTATTACATTGCCAGAATAGCAATATAAGATTATGACGACAGCTTATGAACAGTCCTAACGGAACAACCGACGGACACTGGACAAGCTTTGTGCTTGTTTGGTGTCCTTTTTCTCTTTTGTGGTCCGATTTCATAAAAAGGGGTGAATAATCGATGAATAAGCCATTTAGAGAACAATTAGCGGACTGGGAAAAGAAAAATATGAAAGGTAAGAGTTGTAACAAAAAGAACAAAAAGAAGGTGAACAAGCGGGAAAAAGACGACGATCTTTCGTTTCGCGATATCGAGTGGTTAATGGGGACGCGTAGGCCAATTTATGCCCGAGGAAAAGGCGGGGCGTACAGACAGAGAAATTAGCTGGGAGGGAAAAATATGCAAAGGAAAGAAATTGAGCGAATTTTAAAAGATTATCATTGGATGATAAATTCTATCAAAATCATGAGAAAATCGCTAGAACAGGCAGGGGAAGGCTTAACAGCTCAATATGGATTGGAATCTTCTTTACCCAAACCAAAAGGGCAAACAGGCGATCCAATTTACAGCGAAGTGGTTCGCCGAAGCAGACGGTGGGAAAAGATTCGCCATTACGAAAATGAAGTCAGAAAAATTCAAAGTCGGATTCACATAATCACTGATGAGCGCGAATATGAAGTGTTGCATTGGCTGTTAGAGGGAAAAAGCATGCGTTGGATCGGAATGCATATGGGACTGTCAACTTCTCATATCCACAGAATAAAGAATGACATTGTTGACAAATTGGCAAATGGAACAGATGGAACGGATGTTACAAATGGGAAAAATGGAACGGATGGAACGTTTTTGCAAAATCAAAACTCGGCATGCTAAAATGGGAGGCAGGACGGAGCGGAATGTAGCACGGCCTTTAATTCATTTGTTTTTTATGTCACCTTCGGTGCCATGTCGTTATTTGACGAATGAAAATAATAGGAAAATATCTCCTTTTGTCGAAATGAAGTTGATGAAGGGAGATGAAAGAATGAGTGTATATAAAAATGTTTATTTTCATAGGATGTTAATGTATAGAAGAGTTTTTAGACAAGATTACAACGGCAACGAAATTATGGAAAAGGATTATCAATCTATAAGCCGTTTAGATGCGACCGTTATGGATTTAATTTATAATCGTAGTGAAAATAATTGCCTGCGCTTAAGTAGCGAGTTCGAAGAAAATGTAGTTCTTGAAATACTAAATATAACTGACCGATATATTTATGCACGAATCGGGAAGCAACAAGATATTCTCACAGTCCATCTTAGAGATACGGAAACTTTGGAGCCCGCTGAAATCGAAAGAGTTGGAAATCAACAACTGGAAATATTTACGTACCTATTAATTGATCGAGAAAACTACATCATTTCATTTTTAAGAGAACAATCGGCTCCAAGTATTCAGGAACTCGGTAAACTAATTACTAATTTTTACGGGACAACTAGAGAATTACATTCGGAAATTTCAAGTGTTATGATAGAAGATGCAATTCCTATTTTAGCTAGAAAGGATATAATCGGATCAATCGAATATAAAGTTGCAGTTCCTAAAGATGAACTTATAGATATTGACCAGCTTGGTTTGAGTAGAGAACAATTCGAATTACTTTCAAATCAAAAGAATGTAGATTTTACTGTGAAATTAATTGCTGAGAGAAATCGTGATGCTTTTGAAGATAGAGGGAAGCTTAGAAGCTTTTTTGCTGGAATTTCAAGATTGGCTAGGGATATCAAAGTAAAAGCAAAAAACGAAGATGAGTATATGCAAACATACAGATTAGAAAATTCTCCGTTTTCGCGTAGAGAAAAATTTACATTCGACCGCAATGCAGAAAATATTCAAAATGAAATTCAAGAGAGGCTAATAAATGTTTTTGAAACGTACCGTGACGATATATTAAGGTATGTAAATTAAATTGGAGAAGTGATCAAAATGGGTTTAAATAAGCGAAAAAGGAAAAATTATTATCGACGTAATAAAAGTAATATTTTCTTGTTTTGTTTTCTAATAATCGTTGCTTATTTAAGCTTCTATTTTGATTTATTCCAAACTGTTAATGTAACAATTGATTTTCACATAAAAATACTTACTATAAATTCAGTATTTGCGGGTTTTTTGTTTACAAGCTTAGGAATTATGATTAGTATCTTGGACAAAGAAAGAATTGCTAAATTAGATAAAGCTGGTTATATGGACAATTATATTAACGCGATATACATTGGATTATTTTTTCATGTTTTTTCAATTTCAATGTCGCTGATATTAATAATTATTCCTAGAGTTGACGTTTATGGTTTTTTTACAAAGACTGAACAAATTACATTATTCATGGGCGTTGCGTTTTTTGTAAAATCTATTATTAATGTACTCCAGATAATAAGAATGGTTAGGCCAGGTTGAGGAAAATAAAAAATGTTTAAAAAGCATCCTTCGGGGTGCTTTTTTATTTGGAGGCGATCAATCAATGTGTGAACACAAGTACGTTCATTATGATTGCAAGAAAACAGACAAATATCTCGTGACTACTGGTATGACGGAATGGACGAGAATTGATTATTTCTTTTGCGAAAAATGCTTAGACGAAAAAGAAAAACGGAAACATGAAACAAGTAGGGATAGGCCGGAGTGGTTTTAATGAATTCCTACAAAACAAGAGAACAAAAGCGTAAGTTCTATGATAGCGACGAATGGAAGCAGCTTCGAGAAGAAGTAAAAAAAAGGGACAACTACGAATGCCAGGAATGTAAACGAAATGGTTACGTCACCATCGATACAAATGAGTATAGCGAACGGGCAAAACGAAAGAAGATACAGTTAGTTGTCCATCACATTAAAGAACTTGAGGATCATCCAGAACTAGCTTTAGATATGGATAACCTTGAAACATTATGTGTTAATTGTCATAACCGAATTCACGGCAGAGTCTTTAAACCGACAAAACCAAAATGGGATGATGAGAGATGGTAGTACCCCCCGGGTAAAAAGTTTTGCAAAATAATTTTTTCTGGGCACCGGCGATGGGGGCTCGACTGTCCGGAATTTTCGCGAAAAATCTCACGTTAGGGGGTGGGCATTTTGGCGGTTAGTATTTCAAAATTAAAAGAACAACTCATGGAAAGGATAGATACAAGTGATTTAGTCCAGGTTGAAAAAGTCGAACGATACATCGACCTGGTAAAATCATTTCGAAAAATCACCAAGACGATCAACAAAGAGGGGGAGTCGGTCACAACCATAAACGGTTCACAGAAATTCACAAAGGCTCACCCTCTTATTGGTGAGAGGAATAAAATAAACGCTCAAATAATCGCTCTTGGAAAAGATTTAGGATTAGATAACAAACCAAAGAGCACTACCGACAATCAAGTTGGGTACAGCGCTAGTGATTTAGTATGATTCGCCAGAAATATGTAGACGAGTATATCCGTCTTTATGAAACAGAGAAAATAAAATTCAACAAAGAGCGAATTTTGTTAATTGAATATCTCAGGAAATATGTTTTAAGTCGAGATGACTTGTATTTTGATGACGAAATGATTGAGAACTGTATTAAGTTCGGTGAAAAGTGGTATTTTCCATTACAACCGTTCCAAAAGTTCATAATCGCATTCGTTTTTTTATTTTATAAAAAAAACCGACGTGTCTTTTACAGGAAACATTTGTGGATGTTGGGCCGTGGTGGAGGTAAGAATGGTTTAATTTCCGTTCTCACTCATTTTCTTATTAGTGAGTTACACGGGATTGAAGAGTATAACATTTCTGTTGTTGCAAATAGCGAAGAACAGGCAAAAACGTCACCGGATGAAGTCCACAAAACGATCAAACGGCACGAGGTTTTACAAAAAGCATTCAAAACAACTCTCACTCAAACCGTTTCAAGAAAAACAGGTAGTGTTCTTAAGTTTAGAACGTCAAACGGTGAAACTAAAGACGGTTTGCGCGATGGTGCTGTTGTATTTGATGAGATTCATCAGTATGAAAGCAATAAAGATGTAAGGGTGCATATCTCAGGCCTCGGTAAGAAGTCAAATCCTCGTGAATTTTATATTGGTACTGACGGATATGTTCGTGATGGATTCCTGGACAAACTAAAAGAAAAAGCAATGAAAGTGCTGAACGGGGAAGCACGGCCTAACGCTTTGTTCCCTTTCATTTGTAAGTTAGATGATGAAAGCGAAGTCGAAGACCCTTCCAACTGGGAAAAGGCAAATCCGATGTTGAGCGAACCGAGAGGCGAATACGCCCAAGGTTTGTTTGAAACTATCAAGGAAGAATATGAGGATTTGGAAGATGATCCAAGTAACCGAGAGGAATTCATGACCAAACGCATGAATTTGCCGGTTACGGACCTAGAACGCTCAGTAGCTAAATGGGAAGAAATAGAAGCTACAAACCAACCAATGCCGAATTTATTAGGCAAAGAATGTATCGGGTGTTTGGACTTTGCTAGTATCCGTGACTTTGCAGCGTGTGGTTTGGTATTTAAACATGAAGGCAAATATCCTTTCATTACCCGCTCTTTCGCAAGAAAAGAGTTTGTTGATAAGTATTACAGTTATTCTAAAAAACATGATGCTGAAATGGCTGGAAAACGCAAATTCGCTCCGATAAGAGAATGGGAAAAACAAGGACTCCTTACGGTTGTAGATGAACCAACAATAAATCCTCAACATATCGTGAATTGGTTTGTTGAAATGCGAAAATATTACAATATCAAGAAAATAGTTGGAGACAATTTCCGAATGGAAATATTGAGAACGTTACTTGAAGAAGCAGGGTTTGAAGTTGAAGTTATAAGGAATCCTCGGGCCATTCACAGTTTATTAGCTCCACGAGTGGAGACTGGCTTTGCCAATCAACTATTTATTTTTGGGGACAATCCATTGATGCGTTGGTACACGAACAACGTTTTGGTCGTGATTAAGAAGGACGGAAATAAAGAATATCAAAAGAAAGAGCCTATACGCCGTAAGACAGACGGTTTCCAGGCATTTGTTTATGGCTTATATCGTGTTGATGAAATAAGTGATATAAACATCGAAGAGTCATTAGATGTGTTAGACGCATTAAACTTCTAAGGAGGTGAGAACGGGGAATGGGATGGCTTAGTGATGTATTAAGAAGAAATAGTGAGATTGAATGGATGTTTGACCTTGATCTAACTTATGAAGCGTCTCACCGAGCTTATCTTAAAAAAATGGCTTTGGAAACCTGTATCAATTTTATTGGTCGCACAATCAGCCAGTCCGATTTTAGATTCATGAAAAACGGGAAACGACAATATAATGATTGGCATTACCTGTTAAATGTACGTCCAAACACGGACCAATCAGCTGCAGACTTTTGGCAAAAGTTTATCCATAAATTGATTTATGAAAACGAAGCGCTTGTCATTCTTACGGATACAAATGATTTATTGATAGCCGATGATTTCACGAGAGACGAATTTGCTGTTTATCCCGATATTTTTCGTGATGTGACTGTTAAGGATTATACATTTCAAAGGGCATTTAGGATGGACGAGGTTATTTACATCACTTACAACAATGAGAAGTTAACAGAGTTTATGGATGGTATGTTCAGTGATTTTGCAGATTTATTTAACCGCATGATTGAAACCAGTATGAGGGCCAACCAGATTCGCGGGATTGTAAGTATAGATTCTACACAATCTCTTAATCAAGAAAAACAAACGAAGCTACAGAAATTCATTGACAAGCTGTTTAATGCTTTCAAAAACAACCCGGTTGCCATTGTGCCAAAGCTAAAAGGGTTTGAATATGACGAAGTCTCAAACGGATCAAACAATGGTAAATCGATTGAAGAATTAACCAAACTAAAAAAATCCTTAATTGATGATGTGGCGAACATACTTGGTATTCCGAATGCATTAATACATGGCGACATGTCTGAATATGAAACATCAATCAAAGCATACATCAAGTTTTGCATCGGCCCATTGGTCAAAAAGATTGAAGACGAGTTGAATGCCAAACTACTCGACAAAAAGGACTATTTGAATGGCTCCCGAGTTGAGGTGAAAGGCGTTACTGAAAAAGACATAATTGACCATGCTGAAGCAGTAGATAAACTTGTTGCTTCTGGAGCTTTCACAAGGAATGAGGTGAGAGAATTGTTTGGCGCAGAACGCTCTGATAATTCAGACTTAGATGAATTTGTGATTACGAAAAACTATCAATCAGCAGGAGCTGTTGAAGGAGGTGATAATGAATGAAAAAAGCGGACTTTTTCAAAATGTTTAAGAATCAAAAATATGTCGAACAGTTAAAGAAAATTCCGCATAAATTCAACGTGGTCCGTAACGAAGAAAACGGTACAACCGAAATCACCATTTACGGTGTAATTGGTGATTCGTGGTGGGGAGAATCAGTTTCTGCAAGTGATGTTGACAATGCGTTAAAAGAAGCAGGAGATAATGACATCATCATCAATTTAAATAGTCCTGGAGGAGATGCTTTTGATGGCATCAGCATTTATAACCGTTTAAAACGGCATACCGGAAAAGTGACAATTTATGTGGATGGATGGGCGTGCTCAGCTGCGTCAATCATTGCTATGTCAGCAGATGAATTAATCATGGGCAAAGGCTCGATGATGATGATTCATGAAGCTTCAACGATTGTTTTGGGAAAGAAAGGTGATCTATTAAAAGAAGTTGAACTTCTGACTAAGTTAGATAATTCTATTGTTGATATCTACATGACAAAAGCCAAAACAACAAGAGAAGACATAACACAAAAAGTCGAAGAAGAGACTTGGTTTACGGCAAGCGAAGCTGTAGAAATTGGTTTTGCTGATAAAATATCAGAATCTGAACCAACAACGTCGGCTAATGCAAGCGCATTTAAATTGAGTGACGAACAAATGCAGCAAATTATCAACGCTGTAACTAATAACTTAAAACAAAATACAAATCTACAAAATGAACCTACGCCGCCTGCTAAAGTGCAGACGAAGCGAAAAGGGTTCATTTTTTAATTTTAAAGGAGGAATGAAAGATGGTTATGAAATTAAAGGGGAATATGGAAACTTACAATGAGAAAAAACAAGTGTACATTGATTTGGTTAAGAATGGTGCGACAGAAGAAGAACAGGCAACAGCTTGGGCTGAAATGCAAGAAGCCCTTGTGAATGATTTAAAAGAAGTGATTACAGCGCAAGTTCGCCAAGACAATTTAGATCAACAAATTCTAGCTGCTCGTGGGAAATCGAACATTTTAACTTCTGAAGAACGTAAATTTTTCAACTCTTTAAGCACTGACGTAGGATACAAAGAAGAGATTCTTTTGCCTGAATCCACAATTGACCGTATTTTTGAGGATTTAACAAATGAACATCCATTATTGCAAGAACTTGGATTAAAAACTACAGGCTTAATCACACGTATTATTAAATCAGAGACAAGCGGTGCAGCTGTATGGGGTAAAATTTTTGGTGAAATCAAAGGACAATTAGATGCAGCGTTCAGCGAAGAAACTGTAACTCAATCTAAACTAACTGCATTTGTTGTCGTACCAAAAGATCTATTTGAGTATGGCCCAGAGTGGGTTGAACGCTTCGTCCGTGCTCAAATTACTGAAACGTTTGCAGTAGGATTAGAGCGAGGATTTTTACTTGGAGCAGGACCTGTTAAAGAAGAACCAATTGGATTAATTAAAGATTTAAATAAATCGATTGACCCAACTAATGGTTATGCGGATAAGGATTCTAGCGGTACGTTAACATTTGCCGATTCCGAAACAACAGTAAAAGAATTGGCTGCTGTAATGAAACGCTTGTCTGTTAAAGAAAATGGTAAATCAGTTAAAGTTGATGGCAAGGTAGTATTAGTTGTTAATCCATCTGACGCTTGGAATATCAAAGCATTATATACATTCCTAAACGCAAACGGTGCGTATGTAACAGTGTTGCCATATAATTTGCGCGTGGTAGAGTCTGAATTCATGACACAAGGGAAATTATTAGCCTTTGTAAAAGATCGCTATGATGCTTACATTGGCGGCGGTGTCAAAATTAAACGGTTTGACCAAACTCTTGCCATTGAAGATTGCGATTTGTTTACAGCAAAACAATTCGCATTTGGTAAAGCTCACGATAACAATGCAGCTAAATTATTTGATTTAAATATTGATGACATTTTAGAGCCTGAAACATGACGGCCATATTTATAACGTTGGAGACATTTACCCAAAAGAAGGCTACAAAGCGACTAAAGCAAGATTGGAAGAGCTTTCGACTACGAAAAATAAATACGGTCAAATTTATATCGAGGAAATAAAAGAAGATCCTGACGATAAGGAGTGATGTAAATGATTACTCCTAAAATATTGCAAGAATTTAAAGAACGGATGCATTTAGGCGATGAGGAAGATGAAAATTTACTGCGGATTTTGAATGCATCCTATGACGATTTAACGCGCATTTGTGGCGAGCATGATATAATCACGGATACGGTTTTTAAAGAACTGGTGTTTGAGCGGTCACGGTATGTATACAATGATGCGCTTGAATATTTCCATCAAAACTTTTTGACACAAATCAATAACCTAAACATATCCAAGGCACTGGAAGAAATCGAGGATGATCCAGATGCAACCGTATAAGTACAATCCGAATTTTAATTCTGGATCGTTTAGACATAGAATAACCTTTCTTAAACCCGAAACCTTCGAGGATGAAATTGGACAAGAAGCAACTGAATGGGTCGAGTTCAAGAAAGCCTGGGCAATGATTAAAACTGTTAAAGGCTCTGAATATGTAGCAGCTGGTGCAGAACGAGCAACTATCACTTATCGATTTATTATTCACTATACAAAAGGAATTACTTCAGATATGAGGATTTCATACCAGGGGCGTATTTTTGATATTATTGAGCCGCCAATCAATGATGATGAATTGAACAAAACGCTCACAATTTTAGCGAAGGAGCGTGTTTAGATGACTAACATCTCAATCGACCAACTTGCAAATGAGATAGCCAAGGGCCTGGCCGACTATTCCCAGGACGTGGTTGAGAAGGTCAACGTATCAAGCGAGAAAGTTGGAAAAGCCGCAGTTAAGAAGCTCAAACAAACATCCCCGAAAAAGACCGGCAAATATGCAAAAAGCTGGACCATGACCACTGAAAGAGCAGTTGGTCAGCCGCACCGCCGTATTGTTCATGCCAAGACTCCGCACTACCGGCTGACGCATCTTCTTGAACACGGTCACGCAAAAGTTGGCGGTGGCAGGGTAGAGAGGAGGTCCCATATAGGCCCGGCAGAGGAAGAAGTAATCCGGGAATTTACCCGTGAAGTAGAGGAGGCGATCAAACGTGGATGAGGCGACACTGTTTACACTGCTCAAATCAACCGGCCTGCCGGTGGCCTACCATCACTTCACGTCGCCGCCGACACCGCCCTATATAGTGTATCTGTTTAGTTATAGTTCAAACTTCGGCGCAGATAATAGGGTCTATAGCAAGCAGTCTAATTACCAGGTAGAGCTTTACACAACGGAAAAAGACCCGGTCAGCGAAAAGCTGATAGAGGACCTTTTCGATGAGCACGACATCTATTGGGAGAAATCCGAAACCTATATTGAATCGGAGGGCCTGTATCAGGTCCTCTATGAAATTTAAGGAGGGGATAGCCAATGGCCAATAAAGTCAAATTTGGGCTTAAAAATGTGCATTATGCAGTTGTCACGGAAACAGGTGGAGTAATAACCTACGATACGCCTAAGCCGATCCCAGGGGCGGTCAGCTTGACCTTAAACCCTCGTGGCGAAAAAACGGATTTTTATGCAGATGATATGCTGTATTATACATCCGCTACAAATGATGGGTATGAAGGCGACCTGGAAATAGCTTTATTTCCGGATGAATTCAAAAAAGATGTGCTTGGGTACAAAGAAGATGCAAACGGAGTGCTTTTTGAAGATGCTAATGCAATACCCAAAAACTTTGCACTGCTTTTTGAATTTAGCGGCGACAAAAATGCAGTAAGGCATGTTTTATATAATGTAAGCCCGAGCAGACCTAATTTGCAGAGTTCAACAAAAACGAATACTTCTGATCCTCAGACTGAAACGATGGGTGTTGTGGCGAGTCCTGCTCCTGATACCGGAATGGTAAAAGCAAAAGTTGAACCAGGGCAAGCTCAATATGATACTTGGTATAGTCAGGTATACACCTATGTAGAACCTACAGGAGCGTGATTGCATGGAGAAAATCTTAATTATTGATGGGCGCCAGGTGAAATTCAAAAGCACTGGCGCTTTTTTGTTACGCTATAAAGCCCAGTTCGGCAGGGACGCCCTGCAGGATATTCTGAAACTCCAGGGAGCCATAGACAACAAAAACCAGATCAAAAATATTGGTGCGCTAGACCTTGAGGTATTTTATAACTTGGTTTGGACCCTGGCCAAAACCGCAGATCCTTCAATCCCGCCGCCGCTGGAATGGCTGGACGAGTTCAGCGAGTTTCCGCTTATGGACATTATCCCGGAAATAGTTGATATGATTTTCTCCTGCCTAACTTCTACTGTGGAAAGTAAAAAAAATAGATGATACCGATGATAACGCGCCCCTGGAGCTCACAACAGAATTATTGTTGTTGAGAGCCATTGAAAGGGGCTTGTCTTTGGTCGATTTCGAGGACTTAACCCCGGGGATGATTATCGGTTTTATAACAACTTACAACAACGAACGGCTGGGGGAAGATGAGAAAGAGGACAGCGTGAGGATGGCAACACAGGCGGATTTCGATAGGTGGTGAAACTATGGCCGGTAAAATTAAAGGCATAACAATCGAGATTGGCGGCGACACCCAAAAACTCAATAAGTCCCTCGAGGATGTAAACAAAAAGACTCGTGATGTCCAGTCTGAGCTGAGACAAGTTGAGCGCCTCCTAAAACTAGACCCAGGGAACACTGAGCTTTTGGCTCAGAAGCAGAAACTTTTGGCCGAGGCCGTTGATAATAGCCGAGAGAAACTTGACCGCCTCCGGGCTGCTCAATCTCAAGTTGAAGAGCAATTTAGGCGGGGAGAAATAGGAGAAGAGCAATACAGGGCTTTTCAGCGCGAAGTAGTACAGGCAGAACAGCAACTCCAACGCTTTGAGGATCGGTTGCGTCAAACACAGCAAACATCGCGCAACTGGGGTGCTGAACTACAGAAGACCGGTGAAAAGCTTAAAGGATTTGGCGCCACCATGTCAGCGGCCGTAACTGCCCCCATTGTGGGAGGTTTTGTTGCGCTAACACAGGGAACAAAGGAGTTTCGGGGCGATCTGGCCAGACTTTCAGCAAACGCTGAAGTAGCTGGTCAGGACATGGATATACTTAACGATGCTATGGCGAGGCTTCACGCAGTAACAGGCGAAGTTGATTCCAACGTTGAGGGCCTGTCAAACCTGTTGGCCACCGGATTTAGGGACGAACAATTAAGCGAGCTGCTAGATCACCTTTACGGTGCGGCAATAAAATTTAGCGATACCCTGAAATTTGAAGGTATTTCAGACGGTCTTCAGGAAACACTGGCCACCGGCGCAGCTATCGGTCCCTTTGCGGAACTACTCGAACGCTCTGGTATCGTTCTGGACGATTTTAACGCCGGCTTAGAGGCCGCGATAGCTAACGGCAAAGAGGAAGAGTATATACTGGAGGTTTTGGCCAATACAGGGCTTGCTGGGACTTATGAAGCCTGGAAAAAGCAAAATGAGGAAATGGTCAAGGCTGAGGAAGCAAATTTCAGGATGCAACAAGCTTTTGCCAACCTGGGGGCAACACTGGAGCCAATTTTGACACCTTTAATCGAAGGTGTAACGCAATTAGTTAACAAGTTTAGCGAAATGGAGCCCGCTACGCAGAAGATTATTCTGGTTATTGCCGGTGTCGCGGCAGCAATAGGCCCGTTGCTGATTGGGATAGGTACGCTTATGACTGCCGTATCGGGCATAATTCCTCTTTTAGGTGGTGGTGCAGCGGCTGGAGGTTTGGCCGGGGCTTTTGCTGCTATAACCGGCCCGATAGGGATTGCTATTGCTGCAATAGCTGCAATAACGGCGGTTATAGTGCATCTTTGGAAGACGAATGAAGAATTCAGAGAAAACGTTATGGCAATATGGGAACAGATAAAAGAATTATTTACCGTAGCCTTCGAAAAAATAAAAAGCATTATAATGACTTTTTACGAAGGTATAAAAACCTGGTGGGAAGAACATAGTGCAACAATATTAAAGGTGCTTAATGCCCTCTGGAACACGATTGCAACGATATTTAATACGGCTTTAGGAGTGATAAGAGGCTTATTTGATGTGTTTATCGGACTGTTCACTGGCGATTGGGAGCGCATGGGTGATGGAGTAAAGAAGATTTTTGCAAGCCTATGGGGAGGAATAAAAAATATAGTTGCAAACGCCTGGAACATATTGAAGGGAGCCTTTTCCGTTCTGTGGGATAGCATAGCTGGCTGGTTTAATAATTTAGTCAGTTCTGCTGTAAACTGGGGTAAAAATCTGATAAGCGGATTTGTCGACGGCATAAAATCAATGATTGGTAAAGTAAAAGATGCAGTAAGTGGTGTGATAGGGGCAGTATCAGATTTCTTAGGCTTCAATTCGCCGGCGAAAAAAGGCGAAGGGCGGAATATAGTCAAATGGGGCTACAATATGATAGAAGGATTCATGGAAGGGATGCAGAAAGCCCTGCCGCAGCTCCAATTATCGGCTAAAACAGTTGTGCCTGTCATCAAAAATGAAATAATAAACACAGCCCAGGTTGATTATAGCAAGATTCCAAAAGGCGACACGATAATTCACGTTTACAATCCGCAGCCCAGTCCGGCAGAACTTGCCCAGCAGATTAAAAAGCAACAACAAGAGTTAGCATTGGGCTTCTAGGAGGGGTGAGAATATGCAGCATAGGCACGAAAAAATCATATACGAAAACGACAGAGGACAAAGGGTAGAAATAGCATATTCCTTCCCCTATTTCCTGAAGCAGCTGTTGGGGGCTGACGGCATAGATGCGGACATAACAAAAGTAAAAGGTGTAGGTCAAGATGGGTCTACTGTTACGAATGTAAATCTAGCGGATAGAGAGCTACGGGTTTTAGCGTCCATAAAAGGAGACACAAAAGAAGAAATAGCAAAGCACAGGGCAAAACTACTACAAGTGTTTAACCCGAAAGTAAAGGGCTGGCTGCAATATGAATATGGCGACACAAAAAGACGCATTAGATGCCAAGTAGAAAAGGCCCCAGTTTTTTCAAAACAGAATAGGTCCTTTAAATACCAGGATTTTTTAATAGATTTGCTTTGTCCGAACCCCTTCTGGCAGGATGTTGAGCGCATCAAGGCTGAAATCGCCATTTGGCGGGGGGCTTTGGAATTTCCGCTGGAGTTGGCGGAGGAAGGTATAGAGGTAGGCTTCAGGGAGCCAAGTCTGATCATGAACATTTTCAACCCTGGTGACGTACCGTGTGGCATGGAAATCCGGTTCAAGGCGCTGGCCACGGTAGTGAACCCGTTGCTTTTCAATGTGAATACCCGGGAGTACCTCAAAATTAACAAGACTATGACGGCCAGTGAGGTTATAGTTGTGACTACCCATTTTGGTGGTAAACGGGTAGAAAGTCACCTAAACGGAGTTGTCACAAATGCCTTTAACTGGCTAGACCTCAGCAGCACTTTCCTTCAACTTGACCCCGGATACAACCTGCTTCGGTACGATGCGGAGGAGGGGCTTGATAATTTGGAAGTGGACATTTACTTTACGTCTCAATATCTGGGGGTGTAGAGATGGAGTTATATGTCTTTGACAGGGAATTGAACTTTGTCGGCCTACTGGACAACTTTTTCAGTCTCCGGTGGGTGCGGCGGTATCACCGGGCCGGGGAATTCGAGCTACATTGTCCGCTGAATGCACATATATTAGAACTGCTTCAGAGAGAGAACATCATATGGAAGCAAGGGGACCAAGAAGCTGGATATATCAAATACAGGCAGCTTGGCCAAGATGAACAGGGACAAGAAGTGCTCATTATCAAAGGGGATTTCCTGACTGGCTATCTTGATAGGCGAATTATTTGGGGGCAGGAAATACTGAGTGGCACGGCTGAAGTAGCCATGCGGACATTGGTTAAGAAGCACGCCATCAATCCTACCCATTCTGAACGGAAAATCCCATTATTGGAGCTTGGACAACTTCAAAACTACCCTGAAACAGTAGAATATCAAACATCTTATAAAAATTTGTTGGATGAGGTGGAGCGCATTTCAAGCTTATCACGCTTGGGGTATAGGGTAACAGTGGACCTGCTAGCCAAAAGGTTGATATTCGAGGTGTATAAAGGCCGAGACTTAACAGCTGGCCAAGTAGTCAACCCGCCTGCGATCTTTAGCAATGAGTTCGAAAATATCCTGGGACAGGAGTATATTGACAGTCTCCACAACTACAGAAATGTGGCCCTGGTGGCCGGAGCCGGAGAAGGGACGGACAGAAAACTAGTCACGGTGGATCAAGGTACAGGACTAGATAGGTTTGAACTCTATATTGATGCTAGGGATCTCCAGGAGGAAGACGAGAACGGTAATCCTATTCAAGAGGCAGACTATGAAGAAATGCTCCGAAGCCGAGGCCAGTCCAAGCTGGCCGAATACGCTGATTTAAAAACTTTCGAGTGCAAAATCAATCCATTTAGCAATCTACGTTACAAAGAGGACTATGACCTGGGCGATATAGTCACGTGCACCAGCAAGAAATGGGGCGTGACCATTAACGCCCAGATAACCGAAGTAGAAGAGATTTACGAGCAGGATGGCTTTAGTTTGAACGTGACTTTCGGGAACTCAGTTCCGACCCTTATAGATAGAATTAAACAGGTGGTGAGTTGACATGGTAGTGAGAAGTGGCTTTTTTAACTCTGTGAACGGTGATCGCAAGTATGACGCCCGGCGGTTTGCAGAATACTTTGCCAGTTTCATTGGCAATGGGGTGTTCCCAAACCCTTCGACGAATTTGCAAGTGGTAGCTCAAACCATCCCGGATATGACAGTCATCGTTCGGCCGGGAAAAGCTTGGATAAATGGGTACATCCTGATCAATGATGATGACTACATTCTGCAACTCGACCCGGCTGACGGAGTGCTGCACCGGATTGACCGGGTGGTGGTCCGGTATGACACGATTGATCGGGAAATCAGACTGGAAATTAAGAAAGGACAGTTTGGAAGTCAGCCAGTTGCTCCCGCTTTGCGGAAGGATGCTGATGCCTACGAACTAGCTCTGGCCGACATCTATGTGGCAGCTGGTGCCGTATTCATCACCCAGGCCAACATCACAGACCTGCGGCTGAACACTGAACTTTGCGGGATTGTCCACGGCACGGTAGAGCAGGTGGACACAACGACACTTTTCAATCAGTACCTAACTTGGTTGCAAGAAAAGAAAAACCAATACGACCAGGATATGCTGGCTTGGACAGCGCAGAAGAAAAGCGAGTTTGAAAGCTGGGCAGAGGCCCAAGAGCAGGGTTTTGAAGCGTGGAGGGCACAAGAAGAGCAGAGCTTCTATGGTTGGCTCGAACACCTTCAGGACATTTTGGATGAGAATGTGGCCGGTAATCTGCTAAACCTGATTGATAGCCACAAAGCGGAAAGTACGCAAAACGCCCACCTCGCCAAAAACATCGGTATTGAGGATACGGCTGGAAATTTCACAGCTACAGATGTAGAAGGAGCTCTAGAAGAGCTTTTTCAATCTGTCAGTGATGGAAAAACGAAATTGGAGACCGCCATCACTGACAAAGGCGGAACGGTCCCCAAAACTGGTAATATCGCCACGTTCGATGAGTTGGATAACGGGATTCGGTCTATTCCCGTTGGTGACTACGCAGTAGGAGACACTATCAAAGATTCCGTCTTGCGTTCTTACCCAGGCGGTATGGGCGTAGAGATCTGGTCGAAGAAAGACGTGGGGTATGGGCGGGGCATCGCTGTAGACAGTGCAGGGAATGTCTACGTGACATACACTGTGGAC